GTGATAGTGCTTTTCTTCAAAGGCGGCTTGTCACCTGTGCTTTTCATGGCAGCTGCCATGCCAATGGCATATTTGTTACGAGCTTTTTCGTCCAAGGGCACATCATCATGATTGTCTTTTTGAGCTAACATATAGTCACGGGCAGTGTCAATATAGTCAGCAGCTTTGTTGATTTTGCTTTGAACCCACTCTGGCAAATTTTCATCTGCTGTGAGAATGCTTCGCAATTCTTCTGCTGCGGCTTCAATAGTGGACAGATCGTCACGAGCCATGTCTCCCTCGTGATCGTATTCGCCCACATCGTGAACATCGATCATGTCGTCCATTTCCCCTTCTCTAGTCAACTTTGACTTGCCGCTGGGGCCTTTGGCTCCGATTTTCTTTCCGGTGCCCTTGGGTCTTCCACGACCTCTTTTTTCTCCAGGCGCAGCAACGGGTTTTTTCTTTTTCTTACCGTCATCATCTTCATCGTCGGGCTCACCTTGATACTCAGTACCATAGGTGCCTTTGTGTACAGTGCCTTTGGTTTTGGAATCTTTGCCTATTCCGTACCAGTCGTCAAGTTCTTTGTCCTTGCTTTCATCCACTGGTTCGTTCTGATCAAAGGTTTGACCAAAGGCTTTGAATGGTCCTTTGGTCTTTTTGTCTAACTGCTTGATGTATTCACCGCGACTGACTTCTTCGATATCGGAATAGTTTTCTGCTACATCTTGCTCTTTAATTTTACCCCATTTTCCGCCATGTGCTTGCTTGGCTCTGATGGCAAAGTTTAGCTCGGCAGTTTTTCCTTTGAGTTCATCAGGAACATTTTCGCCGCGCTCTCGATAGCCAGCAGTTTTTTTCAAATTAGCAGCCTTCATGGCCTTGAGATCCGAAATATCTTTTCCTTGATATTTTCCGCGCTCAGCAGGATTGGTTTTGATAGGGGGTTCAATTTTTTCTTGTACCGCACCTTCGTTTAATTGTTTCTGTGGCTGATCAATGTCGGCCAAGCGTCGATTTAAGTCGTAAAAAAATGTCATTTTAGTTATCCTCTAGGTTGAGCGCCAGTGACTGGTTTTGGTGGACGCTTGATGTTGGCAATTGGACTTAGCTTGCCCTGCGGTAAATCATTGGTGGTTTTTGCTGGAGGTGTTTTCCCGCCGGCAATGTCAAAATCGCTGCGATAGGCGTTTTTTAGCACAGCATGGTCATAGGGGTCAGCTCCGTAGTCTTTGGAAAGTTCTTGTTGCTTGGCATCAGGAGCAGGATAGTCAGTGTCTTTGATCAAATCTTTATTTTGAGCATTGACATCTGCAACTTCCTTTTCTATGCTGTTTTCATATTCTTGTGTCAACAAACGCACATGATTGGGGTTACGCCCCAGCAATTGAGCAATCTGTTGTATTTGTGGTTCGATGGCTGGATATCTAAAACTCACATCCATAAACGTCACACTTTGATTTTCTTCGCCTGGAAAATCTTTTTGAATTTTAACTACCGGAGTGGTTTTTGGACGAGTGATTTTTACAATGTCAAATTGTTTCAGCTTGTCTTCTAAACCTTTCAAAAACTCTGGCGTTGCGTCACCCAGAACTTTGATCCTATAATCATAGGTTCTTTCATTTTCAGCGAGATATTGTCGGAATGTTTTCATATCAGTTCCCTATACGATATTTATTCTTTTTTGGAGTTTGTGCGTCGGTCACCCAACAAACGATCCAATAATTCGTTGCGATCTAACACTTGACCTTGACCGGTTCTGGGCTCAGATCCTTCAGGCTGTTGTTGATCTAGCCGAACTTTTTTCAGTTGTAAGTCTACCATTTTAAGTTTTTTATTGAGCTTGGCTGTTTTGGCCGTGAGTGCATGCCCCAACATTGTGCCAGCTACAGCAAAAATCTCAGAGGCAAATCTACTGTCTACATTCATGCCAAGATCCATGAGCTCATCAAATGTTTTACTGGCCTTGTCAGCCAATTCGTCCATTTCTTTGTCGCTGGCTTCAAGATCACGGACCATTGGCAATGCTGCATCTATTTTGTCAATGGCTGAATCGATTTCGGTGATAACTGTTCGAGTTTCTGGCACAGTTATCTCGGGCAGAGAGGATTTATCTGATGGTGGAAGGTCAAAAAGTTGTTCGAGTTTGTGATTCATTCCATATTTACCGCTGACAACTCTTGCCCGGGAACAAGTTATTTTTTCTTGCCTTGATGAAACATATCTTGTTCGGTGATTATTCTAAAATGAATGCCTGCTCTTTTGCACCACTTGGATGCGGCATCCCATTTGGCATGATTGACAGCAACAACAGCTCGTTCTCGCAGGCTCATTTTTCCCTCAATGAGACTTTGTTTTCGTGGTTTGATTTCAACCAATTCTGCTCTAATTTGATTGTCCCGCCCACGATAGGTCATGAAAACATCAGGTATATAGTTGCTCATTTTACCTGTTACAGGGTTGCGATAAGGAATACTGATGCTTTCACTGGCCCATTGCAACACAGCATCGTTGTTGTCGCAGAATCGAAAAAACGCATGTTCCCAGCCAGATCTGTATCTGGGTGCACCTTTGCCTACATATTTTTCCGGGTGCTGTAGTTGATAAATTCCTTGTGCCCAACGACTCATGGCAATATATTTCTAGCTGTGTAAAAATTAGGCGTGGCTGGGCTACCGTAACCAATCAATGTTGCTGGGCTGCGCAAATTGTTTAGATAATAACTCAAAGTCTGAGTCAATTGAATTTGAGTAGTGCCCTGTGCCTGTATCTGTTGCAGCAAAGTCAAAACGTTTTGTCTAGTTTGATCAGCAACTCTAAACAAGCTCACTGTGAAATTTCCAGCAGCATCCTTGTCCGGCATCACACTAAGAAAAAAACTGTTGACAATGTCGTACTGTTCGGCAGATACTTCTTGCTCATAATTAAAAAATTGATCAAACACTCTGACAGTTTGATCAATTTTGGGATTCAATACATTGACTGTGTTGCTCATTTTACCACATTTCTAAGAAAAGTAAATCCACCACTGCTGGTTCCATTTTGTTGTTGACGTATAGCAGCAGGCAAAGTGTTTTTCAAAATATCCTTGGCTGCAAGATTGGCTTCTTCGTTGACCACACTTTTTAAGTTGGCCCCTTTGAACGTGTTGTACGTGGCCGCAGCTTTTTGTATAGCCCCAAGCGGATTAAAATTATCCGCGCTGAGGTCATTCACAATGCCTAGTCCAGCATCCAACAAACCGCCTTGGCCCAACACACTACGAGTGCTACCGGGTCTTGACAACGAACTTGGTGTCTTGTCATAGTATGCCGGGTCAGCGAACCCTTTCACAGCAGCGGCTGGAGTTTTTCCAATGTCACCTGCATAATATTTTACAGTCTCGTATTCAATGGTGCATGTATTGGTCATTGTACCTGCACCTTCTGAATAGTTATAGGTGTCATGTCGCCAGTCTTTGATCACAGGATTGATCAGTGTATACTGAGCAAATTTTCTACGATCCATACCGTAAATGGTGATGTCTCTGAAAAATGGCGGCTTTCCTGAACTTTCGTCACCTGCAGATTGAGCACCCGATGTTCCGGCATTGGATTGACTGTATGATTCACCTATAAAGCCCCAATCTGCCACTGGCCTTTCGTTGGCATAGGTGTCTCGGGAATTGTATGAAAATCCTGGTTTGCTAACCGGCGAAATACTTCCATTTTGTGGATTGCGACTTCCGTACTGTTGACTTGGATCTTTGTAGTAGTAACTGTAGTAGTTATACCACAAATTGCGAGTCACATCGCCGCCGTCGTCGTGAAATTCAATTTGTATAGGTGAGTATGTTATGTTTTTTTGAATTATTCTTTTTCGATTATACTGGTTCAGTGTTTCTGTGTTAATGGTATACTGGGGCAGTTGAACAGTTTTAACCATCAATCCAATGGTTGCTATATCTGTGGCATTGAAAAATTGTTTAAGAGTAGGGATCTGTTCAACATTCAGTGTGAAATACACATGGAACAGAAACTTGT